GGCAGCACCAGCAGCGGCACCTGAAGGTGAAAGCAAGCGGGCAGAAGACATCCTTGCGATGATCCGTAACCGCCAATCATAAGGCACAGAGGGCGGCAGTAATGTCGCCCTCATTCTCACATGATACATTACAATAGTGAAATAGTATATCCGAAACTCTGTGCGGTATTTGAGTTGCCGGCGCAGCGTTTTGTGTATCCTATTTTTAAAAATGCTAGTAGCAGTTTAGAAGAACTTAGTGTTCGTAAGATATATAATAGTAAGATAAATGTCCATACTCAAACAGTTGATGTATACTGGCGCGAAGCACAAAACAGATTTAACAGTGGCGTAAATACATATCTTCAGCACAACAAACTACTTGATACAGAAACTATAGTCAATTTAGTAGAACGTGGTGAACTTGTTAATAGACATTTTATGCCACAATATATGTGGTTGTGTCATTTGTATAAACACTATACGGGTGCAATAAACATTAAAGATGTAAACAGTTTAGATATATCAGTGCATACAAACCAAAGTAAGTTTGCTGGTAGTTTTGTTGCTCCTACACATTGGATAGATTTAGATAATCTTATATATGATGAGTTTGCAGGTAAGACTACTGTGATAGAAGAAATAAATGAATACATAGAAAGCAAAAGTCGAGTATTATATAACAAATGCATTGCCCAAGAATAGGACATTATGCTAGACTGAATAGCAATGGGACAATTGGATGCTGTGGGCATATGGTCAAACCACAACAATTTCCAACGTTTCGTGCTCTGGAAAACAGTGCTTGGCAAGAGAGACTACGCTACCAGATGGCCAAAGATGAATGGCCCGCAGAATGTATACGTTGCAAGCAAACAGAAGAACATAACGGTACAAGTATTAGACTAGCAAGCATTGAACGTGATAAAATACTAAGTAAGTTTGCCAAAGATTATATACAACTTGGCGGCACACTGGACAACTACTGCAATAGTGCTTGTGTAACCTGTAATCCTAATCTCAGTACTAGAATTGGCAGTTTAAAGAAGACTGTGGTAATTAAAGACAATTATGAACTTTACAAAACATTACCACTGGATAGAGTTATCGAAATAGATATTAACGGTGGTGAGCCCAGTGTTAGTGTAAACTACAATGATTTGCTAAACAATCTTCCAGATAATGTAAAAATTATAAGAATTAATACAAATGGATGCGTTAAGATTTCTCAAATTGAATACTTGCTTAAACAAGGGATAGCAGTTATAGTTACTGTAAGTTTTGATGGCATTGGTGCTGTACATGACTATATTAGATATCCGGTTAAGTGGAGCAAGTTTAAAGAAAACTTGGAATACTATAAACAGTTAAGTAATCAATATAATAAACTAAAACTAGATACCTGGACTACAGTTAGTGCTTTAAATGTTAACTATCTCAGTGACATACAAGAATATTGCAAGGAACATAATATTAGACACAGTTATGCATTTTTAGATACACCAGAGGTACTAAATGTAAAATATACAAATTGGTTTACACAGTCAAGTGACTTATCTAACGTAGCAACACAGCGAGATAACACACAAGAACTTAGTGCATTCTTAGAATTAGAAGAGGCGTGTAGACCAAACATAGAAAGGTTTTGGGTATGAAAATAGCAATTACAGGACATAGTGAAGGCATTGGCAAATGCTTTGCGGAGATTTTAACAGAACAGGGACACGAGATTGTTGGACTCAGTCGCAGAACAGGACATAATATTCGCAGTTTACAAAAAGTAGTAGGACCTATTGTGGAGTGTGATTGGTTTATCAACAATGCACAAGTTGGATTTGCCCAGACTGAATTGCTTTACAAAGTATGGCATCAGTGGCATGATACTGATAAAATAATTTGGAATATTAGTAGCATAATGGCTACAGAAAATAGTCCACATTTTGAAATGGAAGAATATAGATTGCAAAAACAAACACTGGATCAAGCACACTACAATTTAAAGCAGCGAAGTAAATGTCGATTTGCATTAATACGACCGGGTAAAGTTGATACCCAGGGTGAAGGAGGCGCAGATGTTAGAGCATGGTGCAATGTAGTACTTAACACATGGAATCTCTGCGAACAAAGTAATCTTAACTTACAGGAGATAAGCATTGGTAATGGATCCTAAACGTGCAATAAACGGAACGTTTTGTCCTGTTCCCTGGACTGGATTTATAATGAACCCAGATGGCGAAGTTAAGAACTGTGTCCTAAGTAATCAAACACTGGGAAACATAAACAATACTGACATAAAAGATATACTACACGGCGATATAAACACTGAAATAAAACAGTGTATGAACAAAGATCAGCAACATACAGGTTGTACTAACTGCTATAAACTCGAACAAGGAACAACTGGACTAAAGAATGTGCGCAGCGATAGATACTACTATCTCAAAGCACTAAGTGGTGTTCCTTACAGTGCATACAACACTGAAAACACTACATTAAGCACTGTAGATATGCGCTGGCGTAATACTTGCAATCTTGCATGTGTATACTGTGGTCCAGAACTTAGTAGCACTTGGGCTAAAGAATTAAACAGAGAAATTTCAGTAGATGAACAGCAACTAACCAACACAAAACAATATATATTAGATAATGCACCTAATTTAAAAAATGTTTATCTGGCAGGCGGTGAACCATTATTAATGAAAGAGAATAGCGAACTACTGGACAGACTTGATCCAAGTTGCACAGTACGCATTAACACCAATTTAAGCAATATTAAAGGACCAGTATTTGAACGTGCTAGTAAGTTTAAAAATGTACACTGGACGGTGAGTGTTGAAACAATGGGTACCGAATTTGAATACATACGACATGGTGCTAACTGGAAAACATTTTTAGAAAATCTTAAAGTAGTAAAACAACTAAATCACAAGATCAGTTTTAATATGTTGTGGTTTGTGTTAAATCCCTACAGTGTATTTGATACAGTTGATTATTTCATTACTTGTGGATATTCGGAGAATGCATTTATCATAGGCCCATTAACTGCACCTGCTTATTTTGATGTACGAAATTTCAGTGATAGTGCAATCGACGATTTTAAACAAGTACTTAGATCAAGAATACAAGGTGTAGACAATCGTTACTTACTGCATAATAGTTATGTAAATATGCTCCAGCATTTAGATGAAAAATTTGATAAACAAAGTAGTAAAACAACACAAAGATTAGAAGAAATGGATAATCGCCGAGGATTAAACTACAAAAATGTGTTTGACATTGACAAATACCTATAGTATAATAGCGATTATTAGGCACACAGGAGATAAACATGGCAAAGCCGTTTGACGTAAGTAAATTTAGAAAAGACATTACAAAAAGCATTGATGGATTAAGTATTGGTTTTCATGATCCAACAGATTGGATTAGCACAGGCAGTTACGCACTTAACTATCTTATTAGTGGAGACTTTTATCGTGGTGTGCCCATGGGCAAAGTTACAGTGTTTGCTGGTGAATCGGGTGCAGGAAAAAGTTACTTTGCTAGTGGCAACATTATTAGAGCTGCGCAAGAACAAGGTATTTTTGTTGTAGTAATCGACAGTGAGAACGCACTGGACGAAAGTTGGCTGCAAGCACTGGGTGTTGACACAGATGAAAGCAAACTGCTTAAACTTAGCATGAGTATGATTGATGATGTTGCTAAAACTATCAGTGTGTTTATGGCAGACTATAAAGCAATGGCAGAAGAAGATCGTCCAAAGGTACTGTTTGTACTTGATAGTTTGGGCATGATGATGACACCTACTGATGTTGATCAGTTTAACAAAGGTGACATGAAAGGTGACATGGGTCGTAAGCCTAAGGCACTAACTGCACTTGTGCGTAACACAGTTAACATGATTGGCAGTTACAATGTTGGTATGGTGTGTACTAACCATACATACGCAAGTCAGGACATGTTTGATCCAGATGACAAGATCTCAGGTGGTCAAGGCTTTATCTATGCAAGTAGTATTGTTATTGCAATGCGTAAACTAAAACTAAAAGAAGATCTAGATGGCAATAAGACTACTACTGTTAACGGTATCCGTGCTGCATGTAAAGTTATGAAAACACGCTACAGCAAGCCGTTTGAAGCAGTACAGGTTAAGATCCCATATGAAACAGGCATGGATCCGTATAGCGGATTACTTGACATGTTTGAAGCAAAAGGCATGCTTACAAAGCAAGGCAATCGACTAAAGTATACAACTGCTGCTGGTGAAGAAATGCTGGAGTTCCGTAAAGGCTGGACAGGTGAGAAACTTCAAGTTATTATGGATGACATTAGCAACGCAGATGGACTAAGTATTGACGATATTGCAGAAACAATTACTGCACCAAATGGTGATGTAGTTGATCCAGAAACAGGCGAAGTATTAGAGGAAAACAATGAGTGACGTTGAAGTTGTAATTGACGCTTATAAAATTCTTAAAGAGTATATCCCAGCAAAGGATAGACAGTTAGCAAGCGATCATTTTGTAGAAGATATGCAAGAGATTCTTGATGAACAAGATCTGTTTAAACTTGGTGGTGTAGACAAATATCTCAAAGCAAGTGTAAAAGATTTGCTTGGAGAAGAGGACTTCGAATTCGAAGATGATGAGTATTGAGCCAATACTACAACAGAATTGTAAATGACTTAGGTGCTATTCCAAGTTTCATTAATTACTATGAAAGCGAATTGGAAGAAGCAAAGCGCGAGTGTCATGTTAAAGGTATTGTAGAAAAGAATATTACTGCACTACCAGGTATTACTGAGCATCGTTTCAATCAACTACAAGAGATTGAAGCGGTGCTTAACTACCTCAACATACAACTGCGTAAGATCAGACGTAAGCATTTCCAAAAGTATTTGGAAGGATACGCCCGTGCGTTAACAAGTCGAGATGCAGAAAAGTATGTAGATGGTGAAGATGAAGTTATTGACTTTGAAACTATTATTAACGAAGTAGCATTACTACGCAATAGGTGGCTAGGCATTATGAAAGGCTTGGACACAAAGCAGTGGCAAATGGGACACGTTGTTCGTTTGCGCACAGCAGGTATGGAAGATATTAGAATTGACTGATATAACATTAGGCGAACAAACGCTGGAGTTTCTCAATCAGTTTGATGACTTTAAGCGCAGTATTAAACACATGGCTGACCTAGGATGTGGCAATGGCGCCCATTTAGAGTATTGGGCAAACATGCGTGATACTAATGAAGATGGCGAGCCAGGCAGATACTTGGATATTGCGT